CCGCGGCATGCCGCTCATCGATCCGGCGGCCCGTTGCGCTTGGGCGGCCGGTGGTGGAACTTGCGCCCCTGCTTGTTGCGGTTCTGCCCGCCGCCGCCCCCGCCGCCGCCGCCGCCGCCGCCGCCGCCGCCGCCGCCGCCGCCGCCGCCGCCAACGCCGCCGCCAACGCCGCCAACGCCGCCCACGCCTACGCCTCCCACGGTCGGATCGCGCTCGAGCTCTTGCGTGACCTGCTCGACGAATACGATCACATCACTGGGCGAGCCAAAACTTCGAAGATTGACTTCGCGCCCGTCTGCCTCATGCTTGAAGCGGCAGGTGCGAAATGAAAATATCCGCATTCGGACTAGCACAGGAGTCCCATGCTTCGCGCTAGGGTTGACTCGAAGCACCGTGAGATTGCGGACAGTCTGATCGCGTTCGGATGCAGTGTGCAATCACTCCACAAGGTCGGCAACGGATGCCCGGATCTGTTGGTCGGATACCGGGGGCGCGAATACCTCTTGGAGGTGAAGTCGAAGGGGTGCAAGGCGAAACCGAATCAACAGGAGTGGCATCGCACATGGAAGGGATCGTTTGTGCGAGTGGTCTACACCATGGAAGAGGCGGCGCGTGCCGTAGGATTGGAAATCTCATGATAAAGCCGGGGCGCTCGTGGAAGTACGTCGAGGAAGATGGGCGTATCTTCCGTGGATGGTTCATCTTCGGAAAATCCAAGAACGGACTGGTCGTCGATCTTGCCGATAGCGAAGGCGACGTTGCACAGGACATCCCCATCTTGGCGGCAGATCGTCTACTCAAGGCACGCAACAAGTTCCTCGCAGAGTGCGAGACCATTACAGAAGAGATCAGATCACCCTCACCTTGGACCGGAGCCTTATGAAAACCCTGACTGTGATACTCGCCCTGCTATTTACATCGCCAAGTTACGCCCAGATTGACACCGCCGTAGCCGATGGATGGGTGCTGGCGCTTGGGCCATCCGGCGACGTGTGGCACCAAAATGACTGCTCCTATTCAGACTGGCGATACGTGGCCGATTTCCCCGGAGCTTACCTCATTGACAACTCCAATATCGGTGTTGTGATTTGCCCGTCGCAGATGCAAATGGGGTACTTTCGACTGGACCTGGAGCCATGGTTCGACTACCAGAAAACGATCAACATTCCTGCTGAAGTTGGCGTTGTCCTGGACATCGACGTGTGCGCGAGGGTCCACGACTACGCGGCACTACTCACCACTGCCAACGGATCTTGGCTGGTAATCTTTTCGCCGGCAGAAAATAGCCCCTCATTCTGGTCAGGTCCTTGCCCTGGACTGCCAGACGGACCCGTTAACGTGATGGACGAAACTTGGGGTAAGATCAAAGAGAGGTACCGATAGATGGGAATCCTAGGAAACTCACTACCCGGCTGGTGGAGACCCTTTCTTACCACATCGCCGTGGAATACGAAGATCCAGGACGCACGCACTCACCCGCTCTCAAACACCATCATGGAGTACATGCGTTCCAAGCTCTCGCATTTGGCCCTTGGCCGCGAATACTGCGTGCCCATCTGGGTCATCGACTCCGAGCGAATGCCCAAGGTCAAAGTCAAGAGCGAGCGCGTCCATGACTTCTTCCGCGAGGGGGACTACACGCGCCCCTGCCCGGTCACATCCGCGATGTGGCAGGAACAGACGAGCGATGGCCATATCTCCATCATCGACCCATACCTCCAGTACGCATGGGAAATGTCCCGCTTCGTGCACGGCACGCCTCCGCAATGCACGACCTACAACGAATGGGCTTTGAATCTAACTGGCTATGGAGATCCCAACCAAGGGGAACGGTGGACGGCAAGGGGTGGACGCGCTTCTGGCTTCCCGTGTATTGCGGGACTCCTTCGTCCTGAGGAGCTCGAGGCTGGAGTTGTTCGCCACGCTCTCACGTTCACCTTCCCCGACTGTCGCAAGGATGCGTCTGGGGCGAAGATCTTCATACACCCGCCGGCCTGCCGATCCGATGGCAAGCTCGTCGGCGAGAAGTACCCCGTTCAGGGGATGCGCTTTCAGCTCCAAGGGGATGAGAATGACTTCGACAAGTGGGGGCTCTCCGAGGGGGCGCGGGTCATTGCGCGAGCACTCGCAGAGTATGGCATGTTCCTAGGCGATAACGGTGGGGCGTGGAAGGTGCAGCCCCAGCTACTTGCTAAGAACAAGGACGAGCACCGGGCCATCTGGGATCGTCGAGTCCCCAACATCTTCAATGCAATCGAGGAGATTCCGACCAGCGCGTTTCGCGTTGTCGATACCGGGCTTGCCACAGTGAGGAAGGGGTGATGCCAACTCCACGAATTACGCCTGCGAAAGAGTTGGCAGAAAGTCTTTGGAAACAAAGAGACAGTCTGGGTTGGGACAAATACGATCCAGACTATGAATACTTTCTTGGCAATGCTATCCCCGAAGTGCGCAAGGAAATCCTTGCGTTGCTGGAGTGTGAGTGCGACCGGTGCGAAGTGGAGGACCATTGTTGTGAAAGCTGCACTGTGCGTAGAAAACTCATCGCGACCATTCGAGAGGCAAACGAGCCATGAACTGGGCGCGGGATTCGTTGATAGGTGCGCCTTTCGGCGGTCAAGATCCCTTGATCATCTTGGGCGGCAACGGAATCATCGGAAATGCCATGATCGGGACATGGCGGCCCTTCGCGAACAATTCCCCATGGAACACTCTTATCCCAGCAAGTCCAGCAATTCACCAGCACTCCTCGCAGATCATCATCAAGTGCAACACCGTTGCCAACAAGATTCAATTCTCTCGCGACTACAACTTCCCACTATGGGTGGTCGATTCCAGGGACCTCTCTCCGCACCGTTTCGCCATCATCGACCCAAACCGCGGCGGAAACTTTTTCGACTTTTGGGATAACCCCGGGTTCCCGAACGGAGACGACAAGACAGACGTTCAGATCCCGATCTTGGAAGAGATGTGGGCAGAGCCCACAACCGATGGACACATCATCATTCTCGACCGCGCTCCCCATCCGCCTGGCCTCGCCGATCCAAACGGCCCCCCCTTGGAGCTGTTTACCCTTATGGGCTATGAGATGTCGCGATACTCCTGGCATACCCCAGATGTGTGGGCGACGACGTTCAATGTCTGGAACGTCACCTCAACCGGACCAGGCTATTCCGATCTGGTCGGGTTTCGGTGGGAGAATCGAGGCGGTCGAGGATCCGGGTATCCCGCACTTGCTGGTATGCTTCGCCCGGAAGAAGTGGAAGAAGACAGCATCCGTCACGCCTTGGTGTTTACATTTGAAGGGGTGAAGGTCCACGCAACCGAGGAGGCCGTTTTCTACTGGCCGCCGGCTTGCCGATCGGATGACCCGACAGACAACCCAGCCGACGATGGAGACGAATGGCCAGTCTACGGAATGCTATTCCAACTAGATCCCTCGAAGACAATCTCTGACTTGGACGGAGTTGTCAGCGGAACGCCAACATCCTCCACAATCAAGGTGTTCCGGTGCCTTCAAGAATACGGAATGTATTTCGGTGACTTCGGAGGCGGAGGAATCAAAATACAACGCCAGAGATTGCATCCATCGCTCGCCTCTGGCAGTGCCGCCGACAAGGCTCTATGGGAGGGCCGGTGTCCTGGAATGATTGACCAAATCGCACAGATCCCGACAACATGGTTTAGGGTGATCAACACGACGGTTTCTCCGTGGAATGCTTTTCTTACCCTAAAATCCGATTGAGAGGGAAGAGCCTTGACCGTTCTTCAATTCGCATGTGGAGTTTTCCTGGGAAAGCTGGCCCATGATGCCTGGAGCAATGACGCTTATGCGAAAATCCTGGTGGTGTTTGTGGTAGCCTTTGTCGTGGGTATGTTGCTCCAGTGGGTTGGCGTGCACCTAAAGTGGGTGGAACGGCGGGTCTTGTGATTCTTCCTCTTCTCATTGGGATGATGGTGTGGTCCTTTCCGCCCCCTCGTGCGGAGAATGCCGCCGTAATATGGCTCGCCCTCGTGGAGAATCATTTTCCCTCACATCCGCTGGTACGCGACGAGCTCCGATCCTGGCACCGATCGAAGTTCCAATCACTCTACAGTGCTCCGCCTGCCACTGCCGATAGCATCACGGTGTACCTGTTCTCCGATCAGCCTGGAGCAGATGGCTGGATCGTCCAAGATTCTACGATGGTGCCGCGCTATATCATGTTGCAGAAGAATCAAGTTGAGTACGTGTTTCCCACATTCTGGCCCGACTCGTCGATCTCCAATATTCGATTCATCACAAGGAGGATACCGTGAGACTCGCAGTGTTAATTGCCAGCGCCACGCTTTTCTTTTCGGCAGCTTTTGCTGAGGAGTTGGGTACGGCGTACATAAAAGACGTACAGGACGGCGACGCGCAGAAGAAACGTGGATTCGTTTCTACCGACGTGCGCCCGCCCGATAAAGTGACCGTTCCTGAGCCTGGAACAATCGCGCTGGTCACTCTTGGCCTTGCTGGATTGGCTGCCCACAAACGAAGGAGAAAGTCGTGAAGCTATACATGGGAATGATCGCGGTCCTCGGATATACAGCCGTGTTCCTTGGCACCTGGCTGGACTTCTGGTGGTGGTTGCGATAGCGCTACATTGGGGACGAGCATTACCCGATACTCGTCCCATTGTAGTAGACCCCACCGATTGAATTGGCCCAGGTGGTGGAGTCGTACCCTGATAGAATGCCGAGCGCTGTACGATCGGACGCATTGTTCACATTCCAAGTACAAGAGAGCGGACCCGTTCCGAACTTGACAGCGCTCGCCATCCAATTCTCTTTCGCCTTCTGAAACACAAGGCGCGCCCGCGCCTCAGATGGGTTCGATACCTCCATGCAAATCATTCCCCACGCCGTCGTGGAGTTCACAGTCAAGTTGATAGCACTGGCCGTCTCGCCTGAGTTGCGTCGCATCCCCTCGGTGCGCGAGTCCGGGGTGGCGAAGTTGGCATTGAAGGTGGTAAACCATCCTCCCGGGGCAGCGAGATCATCTGTGCCGCCAGATCCGTTACCGACAGCCAGAACTCCCATGTTGATCGCGAAGGCAACCGGCATGGTGACCCCCGGCGTGGTACCAGCCAATCCCGAATTAGTCGCCAGTTGCTGAACACCATTGACTGTGCGAATTAAGTTTGCTGCGGTCATGCCCGGGTAACCAGGAACGCGCCGGAAAGAAAGCGTGCAGCCAGTTGCGGTTACACCGCTTGGGCAAAACGTAACTGACCCCGAGACACTTGTGGCCGGCGCTTCGGCCCCAAAGAGGTAGAGCTTATCCGCACCTGCATTGTAGGAGACCGATGCAAGAAGCTCCATTCCGAGTCCCCAGGTATCAGTCATCGTTCCAACGTCCGTGCAGCCGGTTGCATTTACCCACACAAAAACCAAGTCATTGGCAGTCGGGGTAATTGCGGAGGAGGTGTACCCACCAGCCGGATTGTTTGTCGAGCTGTTGGAAACTTGAGAGGAACCGTCCGTTGTGTTCGCGGCGAAGTGACCGGACTCGAGCGTGATCCCGTCCGTATCTTGCGGAACCTGAGCCTCAGTAAGGGCACCCACGTTGCAAAGAAGTGCTTTAGAAGCGCCTACCGACGCCTTGAAAGTGGTCTTGAACGCCGCTACCATCGCGATCCAATCTGCCTGGACGAGTGCTAGATCCCCCTCTACCCATTCATCTGCAGTTCGATAGTCCACTAAATACGAGTTCGGTAGAGTGGGTTGCTGTTCATCGGCGAACAGGCCGTCAAAGAACGTCAAGTCCGTATTGTTCAAAATGTAGGTGGCAATCGTCGAACCAAGGAGCGCTGAAGGTCGAACATGATAGATCGTCCCCGCGGTATGCTCTAGGCGCGCTGCACCAATGTGCCAGTAAGCGCCCTCCGCTCCGAACACTGCCGCCACTGCTGTACGCAGGCCGGAAAAATATGCCGAGCCCGATGCTAGAATGACCGAGGAAGTTCCGTAGAATAGAACTGACGCCGCCGCGTTGGGTGCTGGAGATGTGTTGTTGAAATTGGTTTGGTTTATCGACGGATTGCAGATATAAACGTCCCGCTCTGCCCATCCAGGGGGTGGCGTGTTCGGGAAGATGTGCGTGGACTGCACTAAAGTTAACGACGTGCCCTGCTCCGCAAAAGTGGCATCGATGGTATGCGCTGCCGTTACGTTGGTAAAGTCGTAGAAGATCGGAACCCCAACTGAAGCGGCGTCCACCTCCACGTCAAAGATGTCACAGAGAGCGCTGGCCGCAATCGTATAGCTTTGGCTCGCGCCGTGGTTCACCGCAGTTGTTCCAAGCGGTACAATCGTTCCGTTCGATCCTTGAGTGGACACGATATTGTATGTGTCGATGGCAAACGATGAGGCAATAGTGTGATTGGCCAGAACATTCGTGAAGTTGTAACTCGTAACAGCGCCTACCGAAACACCGTCTACCAGCACGTCCAAGATGTGGTAGTTCGCGTTGTCGGTGATGGTGTACAACTGCGAGCCGCCAGCATTGACCACGGTTGCGCCAAGTGGCGAGATCGTTCCGTTCGGCCCAGTCGATGCAGTGATGGTGTAAGTGTCAATGGCAAACGTGGCCGAAATCGTATGATTGGCCTGCACGTTCGTAAAGTTGTACGTTCCAACAGCGCCGACTGACACACCATCGACTAGAACATCGAGGATGTGATAGTTCACGTTGTCAGTGATGGTGTACAACTGCGAGCCACCGGCCGCAATGACTGTGACGCCAAGCGGGGATACCGTCCCGTTGGCGCCGGATGTTGCTGTGATGGTAAAAGTTGAGGAAATTTGATTGCCTCGTCCGTGGCCCACGCCAAGTTTCCTGCCACTCATCACACACCTCGAGGGAAAGGGGGAGGGTTCTACCTCCCCTTCGGTTACTCAGCCTGCAAGTACTGTTGAGGGTTCCCCATATGGAGCAGAGACCCCCCTGCACAGAGCCGCCCTTCGATCGGAATGCCAATTCTCGATCGTGGCGCCCTTGTCGTTCATGATGAAAACCTGGACCAAATCTTTTGGGCCGACAAGAAATGGACCACCAGGGGATCGACCATTCTCCGCGATTGATTCGAACATGACGGTTCGATCACCTTCTTTGACTTCGCCATTGTTCAGCCAAACCGGAGAAACGCGCACCCTTGAACAATCAACGATCGTTTCCCCATCGTTCTCCCAAATAATTTTCAGAAACATCTCTCTTCCTCTCTTTCTACTTGCGCACCGGATAGAACTTGGGTCCGGGTAGTGCGCATCCCCGGACCCAAGCATTCAATCCTCAGCTGGTAGAGTAACAGCACCAAGCTTCGCTGCCGCCGATCGGCAGATTGCACCCCATATTCCAGGGAATGCCTTTAGCGCCTGGTCTGTTCCAAACTCCTTCACCCCTTCGTACTTCAACTGCGCGTCGGCCATGTCCCGAAGAATGGTCGCCGCCAAGTCCGAACCATTACAAAGATCGCGCGTCACACCCAAGAGCACGGCGGAAACGGTGATTTCGTACTTCGCCATCTACTGCTCCGACGCGGGCAGCTCGTTTAAGCGAAGACCGAAGCGAAGGATATTCGCGTCGTCTCCCAAGATCGCCGGATACCAAGCAACGAAAGGCATGACCTTTAGATCGAAGTCTTCGGAGAGAAGCTCGAGCGAAGCCTCCGGCCCAATGAAAACGGAAGTCTCTTGCAAGCCGTCGAGCCCGCCACCGTTCAGATAGAACATCTGGGCACCCAGCCCGGGGTAAATGCCCTCGGCTGCCATCCAGAAATGGCGCCCGCCGATACCAAGGAACCCGTCTCCCTCGTCGCCGAATCCACCAAGTCCCGACACCTCGAGCCAGCGAGAGGTCTCGCCGATCGGCAGTGCCCAGGATACTTCGGCGAATACGTCGCCGATCTTGTGAGATTCGTTGTGCTGATTCAAGAACACAACAGCTCCACCTCCAGCGATTTCCTGGGCTGCAACTGGCAGCGCCAAGAACGTAAGCAGCAATGCGCCAAGGAACATCTGCTTTTTCATTTTCATCTCCTTTGGGTTTTAGCCAGTGGACTTCTGCGGAACTTCACCAGTGACAACAGTCTCGACAACCTTTGTCGCTTCTGTGGCCTGCGCATGGCGGATGGTAGCTACAGCACCACCGTTTAGAAATCCGAGAATGCTTACGAACAAGTCCGTCGTGATCCATCCCATTGCGTGAAGCCCCGTGGCGATTGCAATTCCAATGGCCACAATATAGCTTTTTCTCATGTCATATCCCCTTCGTCGTCAAGATCGTCATCATCATCTTCAGGATCGGGAATCGGCCGCGGATCACGTGTCATGCTACCTTCTCCTTGAATTGAGAGATTGCGAGACTCGGCATGGATAGCGTCCCTTGTTTGTCCCACTGCACGTGGCACTTCTCCCCCTTCAGCTTCGTTCCGCCAATCCTCCACCTCCCGGACCAGGAGAGCCCTTCTTTTTCTGCGAGAGCACCCAGAAGCCCATAGAGCTGATCGTCTGCCCATTGCGGTTTCCCTCCGATCGTTGGAACGAAATCCACAGCAAGTCCACCCCGCCTGCCATCCACTGCGAAGCCATGATGAAACGAGAACCCCGGCTTCGCATTGGTGAGTGCTGCCCTCTCCGGCTTTCCAGTTACCCGATGGAACGCCGCCGCGCACTCGACCAATCCCGCATCCTTCAACCACACTCGCGCACCTTCCACTTCCGCTATGCTTCGCCCATGCGAGTAGAGCTCCGCTTGCTCTTCCAGATCGCGGTGCGTGCAGTAGATAAGAAACGGGATCCGCGCTTTTTTCGATGCGTCTACCCACTTCAAGACCAGCCCCTTCATGATCGGATGCAACTCGTCCAGCGAACGTGAGGCCATTCCCCCTACCCCCTTGTCAGTGCATAGGCCGCAATGAGCGCCCCCGCTACTGCAATAGCTCGTCCCCACCCGTCAATCATGCCCTTCGCCCTACCCTCTTCTCGACCTTGGCTATTCATCCGCCGGTTCTCGTCTTGGTCCTGCTTGTCCATGCGTTTGGTCATCGCCTCGAAGAGAACCTGTGCTTCAGATCTAGGCATGTACGTACGCTGGTGTTCATTGAGAGCATTCCTCCACTCGTTTGTTCCTTCCAATCTCTTCTCGATGGACAGTTCCGCTTTTGAATTGGCCACTTGAGCATTCGCGATAGCAATGGCAATGGCTTCTTTGTTCGCCTGGTGCCTCTGTTCGTATCTCTTGTCGTGGTCAGCAATTAACACGGTGAGATACTCCTTGAGAGTGTCTACAGTCCATTGCGAGCTCGAATCCATTGCTTTACCCCGTTGTCCTAGTCAATTGCATGCAGTACGATCTTGCGTCCTTCTTGTACCGAAGTTGATCCTGTTGCCGATGGCCCGCCCTGCCAGACCCTTGTGATCCAATGGCTGTTTACAACATCACGTTCGTGCTCAACCATCCACTGCTCTTGTGCGGTCGGGCATTCGTTTACAAGCATGTCGCCCCAGTGGCCTGCATTTGTAAACTGCCCCCGCGCCGTGGCCGACTCAATCGTAGCACTGAAAGCTGGGCACGCCGAGGAGGAGAACAGATCCGTTCCGCCCAGTGCTCCTGTCGTCGTCCAGCGCACCAGGGTGAGTGGCCCAAATAGCTGTGCCTCGATTTGGTAATACTTTCGCTCTTGGAGTCGAGCCTTGGCCATCACTCCGGCGGAATGCGGAGTCCAGTAAAGAACCGGACCCGTCGCTGCACCCGCACCTCCACCGCCAAAGAGAAGTAGGAGACTCATGGCGCACCTTGTACGCCGAAGAACCCGCCCGCGTCTGGTAGCATTGTTGGGCCAGACCCAGCAACGTACGCTTCTAGAACAATGACTCCCCAGGCCGCTGCTGAGGCGGACCCCCAAGTGATTGAGGTTCCGGTCTCACCGGACACTCGATTGCAACATTCGATCCCAACAGTCGGCGCGGCATATCCGGTGTCGCAGCCATTAGTTTCAGTCCAGCTTGCGGGGGGGGTCAGTGCCGCAGGGTTGGCGAGATTTGTAGCAAAGCCAAGACCACAATTCCCCGTAAGCATGGCCGTCGGAAAATCCGCTTCTGGAGTTCCGTTGACGAGATCTCCGGCAGTTGTTACCTGCCGAATGTAAACGCCCTCACCGCCCGTCAAGCAGGCGACATGGACACCGACGCCAGTGGCCGCATCACCAACGCAGCTAAATGTCAGCGTGGTGGATACGGCAGCGGCAAGCCGATTGGCGACAAAGCAATAAATTCGATGCTGGCTTGTCGCGCCACATGACCGACTGGCGATCCGCTCGAAGCCGATCCCCTGGTTGTCGGTCAACTCGCCAGCAGCGACTGTGCCAGTCGCCAAAACAAATACCACCAGGAAAGAGCTGGCCACAGGAGTAAAGGCAGTTACCGGGTAGGCATCCTGGTCGGTGGAATCAGTGAAGGTGATGCCAGTTGCTACGGTGATTGGCATTGCTTACCACTCGAAGTATTTGACGCAGATGTCCACAGACAGGTTCCCGTCCGTGGTGACGTGCAGCTCATGGTCAGCGGTCAGACAGTAGTCTGGTGTCGCCGGCGTGTATACAATCCCCGGCTTGCTCGTCGTGCTCGGCGCAAAAGATGCAATGACGATGGCCTGGTCAGTTCCTGCCGTGTACGTCGTGTCCGCATTCGCACCGAACCAAAGGATCAAGCGAGCTCCGGTCGTGGCATACGTGCCGACGACAATGGACTTGATCGCAAGCCTCTTCCCCGCAGTCGGGTCGATGATGACCGCGCCGGTCTGTGTGGTGGTGTAGTTCACCGCAACGGACTTGAACATCTCGGGAGGAATGTCCGTTACGAAGCCGCGGCCCATGAGATCCGCCTGTCCATCGACTCGATCGTTCGCAGCAGATGCCGCCGCTAGTACCGTCACCGCTCGATAGCCGATCTTGTGGGGGTTGCCGGCGTCGGCAGCATCGTGCGCAACCCCGCCGCCCGTGAGCGTTGTAAGCGTCGCCAACGTCTGCGCTGTGGCGATCTCCACGGCTCCGATGGTAACGCCCGCATTCGCGGTGAGCTTCCCAATCCCGGCCGTACCGGCACCGAGCACCACCGCCTCCGAATCGAGCGTCACCTTTACATCCGCATGGTCCGAAGCCAGCACCACGGGGATGCTCTCCGCCGCGAGTTGCGGTCCAGCATCAACGATGTTGTCGAGCGCGGTGGCCGCACCAAGCCCAATCTTCATCACCTGATATTCGGTCGTCCCGACTAGGTCGGTACCAATATCGGTGCCAACTCCCGGCGTGATTGGAACTGCCATTGTCCCCTCCTCCTCCCCCTTACGGAGACTTCCCTAAAACAAAGTATGCAAAGTGTCGTGTCGTAGCTGCGTCATTGAAGATGTTGACGCGCCACTTTCCGCCTGATCGTTCAACTCTCGACTCATATTGAAACAGGTTGCCACTTACGTCTTGGATCGACGTGCCATTCGATAGGGTTCCCGAGATGTTCACAAAGCCCATACCTCGGCTCGATGGTTTCCAGTCCGCCTCGGATGCTGGCGTCGTCGCCAAAGTTTGATGCCCCAAGATCCACGCCGTCGGGGGAAAGGTCGAGTCGAAGATGTTCGCCCCCCCGGACGTTCCGCCAACAGTCAGCCAGAGCACGGTAAACGCACCCGCGGCTGCGACCACCCCTTCGCGCCCCGCAATGCGCTGATTCTCGATGGCGAGCGAGCCAGACGATAGGTAGCCCTGTTGTCCGAAAAGCAACTCTACTTTGTAATGACCCGGCGTCCCTGACACTCCCACCTCGCGAGAGGTTGAGCCGTGCAATCCAGAAAGTTGTCCCACAAAGTCGGTGATAATCGTTTTGTTCTGCGCCGCCGCCCCGTTAGTATAGTAACTAACAGATACCACCCAGTGCGGCACTGGCTCCTTTTCCAGTCGCATACTGTAGGAGACCATTACACGATTCAACATCTCGGAGATTGCGCGCTGTCCTACTCCAAGATCCGTCCAGTACGGAACGTCTGAGGAATAAGCGCCCACTCGATCCACGTTGTCAGCGCTCTGTTGCGCGCGCTGCACCACGAGCGGGACTACGTTCGGGTCAATGAATGGGACGTTGTCCTCGTCGAGGAGTCGAACCTCGAGCGTCGTGTTTGCCTCGTGGAACGTACCCACTCGGCAGATGCGCTTTTGATCGACGTGCATTGAAGAAGCCATGATCGTGGTCGTGGCCGCCTCGCGTGCCGAAGCCCACACCGGCATTGGCACCCCCTTCGCCTCGGAGTAGACCCCAAGGAACGGGTTGACAATGAAGTGGATGACCAGGTGATCTTGACTATATGGATTGTTCGTCGCTTCCCAGAAGTGCCCGCCGCCCGTGTACTTGTACCTCTTCCCCTCGATGACGTAGATGGCCCCGACAATGGGAAGCTGACTCACCTCGTACGTTCCGCCGCGCGTCCATCCCGTCGGAGGGTAGAGGCTGCTCATAGGAGGACCGCCGCTCCTCCCCACGTAGTCGAACCCCAGGCGGCAAAGTCCCCCTCGATGATCGAGGACTCGTGGGCTTCGCGAACGCACTCAAGCCGCGTCGCGGGAAACTGGAACGTCTTGCTGGTCACTCGATATGTGGACTGAACGTTGTTGATTGGATCGAGAGCGTTTACCCGATCGTCAATCTCGACCAGCATCGCCTGCGGGCCGGCCGTGAACGACAGCACTTTGGGATAGTTCTTGTTGGCCGTGTAGAGCACAAAGGCTCCGAGCCGAGCGCATCGACCATACTTGACAAGCGGTAAGTCCACGTTCTTGGTGACGCGCCCAACTAGTGCCTCCTCAGATTCGACGCGCCAGGCAACGGAGGATCCTCCATAGTGTGCAATGACTTCCGTTGCTACCAAGTCCTGACCAATGATGTAGCGCCAGTCTGTGGCGTTGTCTGTAGTGAATACTTCCGGCCAAAGATCCCGCGGGAGCGCACTCGAACCGAACACCGAGGGCCACTCAGTCGCCAGATGGTAGGAGCCATCCGCACGCGGCACGATCGTGCCGAGCATGGACGCCGCCATGATCTTGACCGCCTGGGCCACCGTCGTTCCGGATTCGATCGTGCCGTAACAAATCCAATCGAGCTCCGAGAGCAGCTCGTTGATGGTGGTCCACGTAGGCGTGAAGTCGCCTGTGGTCAGCCCAGGCACGTAGGCAAGCAAGACCTTGCTCGTCGCGTCGCCGAGATCGCTCGTGTAGTCGGAGACACCGTGACCGTGCTTTGGCTTGATTGAGACGGTTTCGGCCAGTTGCATTGCCTGTAGCTTGGTGTAGGCATCCACCAGATCGATGTTAATGGCCCCAGGCTCGCAGGTGAATTCCTCGACGAAGCCCGTGTACACCGGCACATATTCGATAGACCCGTCGGCACGAGTGATCCCACAGTCGATGATGACCTTGCCGCCCAAGTAGTCGAAGGGCCGAAGATCACCTAAATAGGAACCCGTGCCCAAGGGCGAGAACATCCCGTCGTCGTTGGTGAGTCGAAGTACAATTGGCGCGGCTGCGTACCCTTCGAGATAGGGTCGAAATCCCCACGAGACCTGCGGAAAGGAGTCGAGCCGAGTGGTAATGTCGAGCGATCCACCTTGCAGCTCCCATCTCACGCGAGGTGTCATGGTGACCTGAGGCGCACGGATCGCTACCGCCGTCGCCGCCTCTACCTGGATCACGTCACACCAAGGAGTGCCGCATCCTCGCGCCCGCCTTCGATCAGGGTAAAGTCGGCAAGCCAGATGTCCGGTCGAGCCACGGAAAGCCAGTGGTCGCGCGGATCGACGATCTCAAAGAAGCGACCACCCGCCTCGAGCTCCAAGAATCGCGCCTCGTCGTTCCCGTACCGTTCGTAGATGGTAAACACTTCCGCCGCGGCCTTGGCTTCCGAGTCGATGCGCAGGTTCGAGAAGCGGATGGCGTGCTGCCCCTGGCCTGCCCCCGTGCGCAGGAAGTCGAAAGCCGCCCCCCAGTTTTTGGACCAGTTGGCAGCGGCCAGCGTGCCCGTTCCGATTGAAGAGCCATTTGCGTAGATGACAACTACCATGTTGTTCGCCGTGGACCGATCCCAGGTTACAGCGATGTGGTAATTGGTGTTGGCGGCTAAGTCGATGGCCCCAACGACAGCGGTCCCGGCTGAGATCGCAGTAAACTCCATTTCGGAACCTGCCGCGTCATATCGAATGGAGAAGTCCCCGTCCGTAGTCTCGAGGAGTCGGTAGAAGGAGCTTCCAGCATCGCCCGGCCAGAAGAGGTCAAAGGAGAGCGTGCCCTCAGTCATGGGGATTTGCTGGTCAAAGACCAGCGTTTCAGCACTTCGCGCAGCGGTCCCGCCCTCGGTCTGGATCAACGCCGTGGGGACAAATCCCGTCTCAAATTGCATGGCCGAGATGTAGACGACTGAATCCTCCGTCGCTCCAAGCGAGATGTCGCCCACCGTGTCGCCTCCGACCGTGGCCGCGGTCACCGTACAGCGCTGCCATGTGTCGGTGAGCGTAAACGCGACGGTCCCCCGGTTGTTCGATGCAGCGCCCGCCCCCGCGCGTAAGTTCACATTCACGGCGCCGCGCCCCCTTAGATACACCTGGCAGGTGTACGTGACGGAGGCGGACACCGTAACGTCTGCGCTCGAGATGGAGTTGCCCGAAGCCGGTTCCCAGCGCAGCACACCCGGCGTGTAGTTCGTGGACCAGTGCGTATCGTCCGGGTCGAGCACGCCCTTGACTGCGGTGTCCCAGGTGAGCGTTCCCGTGCCCGACCAGGAGAGCGTCCCGGACTTTGGGTGGAAGTTCGTGAAGAGGTTGGTGGCCCCCAAGCCCATCTCGATCGCATTGGCAAGCCGCCCAGCGCCGTAACGGGGAACACCCGTAGCAACGGAGCGCCATAGGCTCGATCGGCGATCCTGGTACGTTGCGACGCTTCCACGCGCGAACGTGCCATATGGACCAACTAGCGGAAGCAGCCCGTCATTGGTCGGGTGCGCCGTTCCTCCGCGCCAGTAGAAAACTGTCGTCTCATCGAAGTTGTCAGCGAAGGAGAGGAGCGAGCGCCGCCCCTCCCAGAGTCGAAGCGTATCCGCCGCGGAGAAGTCCAGGTAGTCGATCATGGCCGTAATGGCACGCAGGTTCGCCTGCGGGACTCGAGCCCTTTTCCCGGTGAACGATCGGTGCGTTGTGTCGAGCGAGGAACGGGTCATCTCGGTTACTTGGATGTCCACAGGGAGCGCTGTCCCCTCCACGATCTTGTGGTCTTTGGCAATGCGATTGGCCGCGGTCATTACAACGGTCAGCGTGTGCCCGGTGACGAAGGTACCCGCAGGGAATGCGACCGAAACTCCCTCGTCGAAGTAAACAACATCGTTGGCCGCATATGAATGCGCCGTCCCGAGCTGGAGCTTCCCGGAGTTCGAGCCGGCAGACCAGGCCACGACGATCGACGCTGCGGTACCAATGAGTCCGCCTGTTACAACGAGCAGCGTATACGTTCTGGTCGTGGCACCCAGGTACGTGCCCGTGAACGCGGGTACGGGATCGGTCCCCGCCGAGGACCAGGCCGAGGGCGTACCGATGGAGCCCCGCCGCTCTGGTGCTGTCTGGAGAGCCAAGACGAACGTCACCGAAGTGCGCCCGAGGCCATGGCCGCGGCAATCTGCCGGCCGATGGTCATCGCTTCTTCACGGGTTCCGAACACGGTCCGCGCTGTGACGTTCACACTCATACCCGCGGAACGCCGCAGCGGAGCGAATGCAATGCTCCCGGTATCGCCAGCAGCCCCCACGGGAACACCGGACGAGCCAGCACTGCCGACCCCGCCAAATCCCGAGACGGTCGATGCTGCCTGCTTCGCGATCCCGAGAAGCTTGCCGATCGGAGTCCCGGAGAGAAAGCCTTGGAACACGGCGGCAATGATGAGCCTTGCAATGATCCGGTTGATCTCCGCAATCACCATGGCCGCGAACTGCTTCCAAAGATCCTTCATCGACTTCGAGAACGATTCATGGAACACGACAACACGCGCCATTGCGTCGCCCCATCCGTCGGCGAAGGATTCAACCGCGCCGATCATCGTAGCACCCAAGTTCTCGAAGCCGGCCTGGGTGTCCATGATGAACGTTGCCATGGCAACTTGCGCGTTGGTAATCTTTTCGGTGATCTCCTCGATTGCCTCCGGCATCCTTTGCATTGGGATGCGCTCTTTGAAGCCAATGCCGAGTTCTGCGAAGCTTTTGCGGTCTGCTGGCTTGTCCAGCGTGCGCATCTTAAGACGGTCACGAGCGGATTGCATATCCTTGGCGATTAGATCCCGCCGCCGTGCCTCGTGCTCCTTTAGCATTGCCATCATGCGATCGGTGGAGGCGACTCCTCCGGAGAGAATGTCCGCAATGCGCGCCTTGGAAATCTCCTCGTTCGCATCGCGAAACGCCTGGGTCATCTTCTCGCCAAGATTCTGGAATTTGTCCGCGAGAAAGGTAATCTCTTTCCCCCAAAAGGGAATGTCGCTGAACCAGTCCACGAATGCATTCCCCGCCGCGCGGATTCCCGTGACAACGGATGATGCAAGGACAACCCCGAGTCCCATAAACGTCGCCTTCAATGCGCCGATCTGCACGTTCAGATCACGCATGACGCGAAGCGCCTGCGGCCCAGCAACTTGTCCGGCAACGATCAACTCGGCATTGGCTTCGGACATTGCCTTGGCAGACACACGAAGCGACGAGGATAGTTTGTCGTGCTCCACCGCAAGCTTGGACGCATCGCCGATGAGTTTTGCGTAACCTGCGGCCATTGCTGAGGTTACTCCCGTCACGGCAAGAATGGAGTTCGAGTAAAGCAAGAACTCCTTTTTCATCTTGGTGACGCTGCGATTTAGATCCTGCGTGGTCTGGTCGGTGCGCTTGGTTGCACGGTCCAGATTGGCGAGGTCAGCGCCCGCCTGCGTAGTCTGCGCGCGCATCTCATTCTTGGCGCGGATTAGAACTTCAAGAAGTGCTGCGTAACTGGCCACGCTTCGAGTGCCTTTCCTCGGCTACGGCCTCACGGCGAAGCCTTGAGAGAATCCCCTTTGCCGCTTCCTCGCTCTTCGCTTCGCTCGCTTGATTCTCAATCGCCACTGCCACCGCAAACACTTCCGCATTGAAGAGGAAGTCCCCCGCCTCAAGCTCACGGAGTTGATGCGGAAGAACTCCGTACTTCTCTCCCATTTGCGAGAGCTTCAGTGCTTCCAGCTTCCCCCTCGCCGTCTTGAAATCGCGCGGCCGCTTCCGCCGCCTCCGTCATACCCGAGATGTCCAGCAGCCTTGCGGTCAGCGCCTTCACCTGCGGTAGATCCAGTTCGTCGAATACATGCTCCGCATCGAAAGTTGGAATAGTCGCCGCTGCGTCGTCCCACACGTGCGATGCGATCACCCTAGCAACAGCGTTCTCGTCATCGCCCTGGAGCGCGTCTAGCTCGGCTTGCATGATCGGGGTCAGATACACCACGATCTCTGTAGCGAGGACCGGATACTCCACCGAACGGAAAAAGCGCCTCACGTATCCTCCTTATTGCCAGTAGCTGGTGGATGTTCCGTTGACCAGCGTCCAGATAGACGGGTCTGTCGTTCCGTTCGTGGATGCGACGTAAGTCACGCGCTCAGGAATCAAATCTGGTCCGCCGCCGTATGTGACGGGGTTGTCCTGAATCACGCCATACGGGAAGTAAACGTCCAAAGAGAATGGCGTCGCCGATCCAACAATGATTGTCGGACTCGTAAATTTGACAGCCAACGCAGCAAAGCGGTCAGTGAGAGTAGCCGACTGCATATCAGACCAGAACTGTGTATCCGTGAAGTCCTTTGAAAACGAGATGGTGCAACGCCTGGCCTTTTCGTATAGTGGCTCCCGAATCCCTCGAACAGTTCCACCAGTCGCGGCGGAAATGCGCAGGAAGTTTTCTATCGTGATTGTCACTTCCCCGGACGCGAGACCGCTTGTCTGGTTCGTCAAGCTGGCGCGCGACTGCCCGGGGGTGGAATGCCAAGCCACCATGCACTCCGAGAACTCGAGCCATGGCGCAGTTGAGACTTCGGCGACTGTAAAACTGTCCGTAGTGTAGTTCGCGGCACCTCCTCTTTGAGCTACAATATCCATAGAGAGTTGCACGGGGATTTGTGCTTGAGAGGCCGATGCAGTCAAGGTAAGACGCTGGATTGCACATCCACCGTATTGCAGAGCATCCAGAGTAGATACATCGTCTCCGTCATGCACCATAGTGAACGAAGGAGGCATAGCAGTCGGCTTTGTCTTTAGCTGTGTGAACACGTGCGCATTTGCGGTTACGTCAACTACAGACGCCGCAGCAGGAACCGCAACTGCGTTTCCGAGAAAGTGCCCAATGTCGTCGTAGTCTGCGTCAACCGTTAACGACCCGGATATATCTGGGATGCCAAGAAAGCCGCGCGACTTCGTGGAGTGGAACAGCCACGGAGCTAGTGTTCCTGTGGGTCCACTCAATTCGTTGAGCGGATCTTTGCGCGTAAGAGAGAACTCGTTGGGGTAATACGACACGGTGAGCACATCATTCACCGTGCCGTATGCTGTCTCACGTGCAATCCCAATTCCTTCAGCATATCCATAACGCGGTAGAGCCATGTCTTACTCCTCTTCTTCCACGGAATCCTTGGCCTTCTCCCACGTTGGTTTACGCAAGAGCGATACAGCAATGTCATCGGGCACCTCAATTGGCACCCCACGCTCTGCCGTAATTCCGCATGACACTATGGCCCGAGATGGGCTCCCGCCTACGTATACAATTTTCATTTCCATACACCTCCCGAGAGGGAGGCGGCACCACACACCGCTCCGCACCGCGCCTCCCTCGTTTACTGGCTCGTCATATCTCCAGAATTGTGATCCCACCGCACGGTAAAGTTCATGCGGATAATTCCACCCAATGCAACGCCACCCTCTTGCAAATACTCGAGAGATTCAATCCCCGAATCGAATGTCATCACGCGAGTTGATCCACGCACCCGGTCCACAAAAAGAGCCTTGTGCATGTCCTGATACACCTGTCGAAAGAGTGTGCCCGTACCGCTCCCGTCATTCTTTACCGCAACAGATACACGGAACTTCTCGTTGCGTCGAAAGCGTTGCGTTGCCTGCTCGCCTCCGAATTGATGCGGCTCCGGCCCCATCCACATGACGAAGATGCGAGGGCGTTGGTAGTCCTTCTCCGCATCCCAGTCCGCATCGCAGTCCAGCACCACATCTCCATAGTCGAAGTTGTACCCTCGACCACGGGATAGCTCGAACAGCGTATCCGCAAAGTCTGTGACCAGAGATTCGAGCCGATTCGCAACGGGCACTTACCTGCTCCTTCGCGTGGGCACGCCCAGTGCAATGCGTGTTGACATCTGCCGACGCTGTGTAGACCCGATCTGATCGAGAATCTTCTTTGACTGGAGAAGCGCCTCGTCCACCTTCCCAACCCACACCTTCTCCACCGGCTCTTTGGCCGAACGAATGGCAGGGGCCAAGTGTGGGCGTCTTGGCATGATGACTTTCTTCACCTTGACCCATGGCCATTTCGCACGGTTGGTGACGAGTCCACCAGAAGCCCCAAAGCTCGGCACTTGAAACACCAGCCACTTGCCACGCTTGGGCAGGATGATCCCACCATGTTCGTGAATGCGTGCGTAGCGTGAGAAGTTGGTGACGATGGCTTGACTTGACGAGATGTCCCGCGGGATCACCTTACGCTGTAGATCTCCAGTCCCCTTGCCCAGATGCGTGGCGGTGGCGGGACCGGCCAGTTGCACCTTCCAGTGCTTGACCACGATCTGCGCCGCCAACTTGTGGGCGTTGAACATCTCCTTGTTCACACGGTCGAATATCTCCGCAATGACACGGCCCGCGCGAAGGAAGTCAGGAGGAATGAGCTGCACGCCGATCAAAAGTACACCGCCTTATGCTTGTCCAAAACCTTCTGAACATGCGGAAGGAAGTTGTCGGTCAAGTAGGAAACGCTGACTCCCTCCATGCTCCTCGAGGCCAGCCGAGCGCGCTCACGGTCCTGCATGTGGAAGCGGTCAATCACCGTGTCAATGCACGCTGACTCAATCTCCTGGCCTGCTACATTCCACGAGTAGAGTGGGCGCAGTGCAGCGGCGGGGTCGTCTAAGTAGCCCGCCGTGTAGATGATCTCGACAACCCCGACCGCGTCGTAGAACACGTTTCCATTCACGAGCTCGATGTATCCTTCGAGGTTGTTTACCTTGAAATGCTGGTTATATCCCTCGGTCAGTGCAGTCGTGCTCGGGAATAGCTTTAGGGAAGTAACCGCAGTAATCGGGCGGTTACGCAGGAAGAGGACCGAGCCGCCGTAAGAAGAAAGCCTTTGGTGCGTAGTGTCGTCGTGGGTCCACGTGCGCGAGCGAAAGAATCGCCCACAGTAGGATTCGAACTCGGAGGAGACCGCATTGATCTGGTGGTCGATCTCCACATCGGAGAATCCCGACACCAGTCCACCGCGCGACTTGACCCGTGCCGCTGTGGTCAATGCAAGAGAGTTAACAGAAGAACCCATCCGCCCCACCCATCAATGAATCGTAGGATCAGCCTCGATGATGTAGCGAAACTTGCGCTTCTCGATCAACGTCGCGCCCGTCGTTGCCTTGATCGTAATGGTACCCCTCGCCTCCGTATCGGGCGAGGTCATCGTTGTATGCGTCGCCGTGAATGGAAAGGTCACCTGCCCAAGCGTTGCCCCCGACTGCGTCAACAACGTGCATGACCCACTTGTAATGCGCAGTGTGGTTGCGTTCTCGTCCTTCATTTGCAGCGTCACGGTGTACCCCGTAAGATTTATCGCCGTGCCATCGCGCACCCACGAAAAGGTTTCGGTATACGCCTCGCCCTCCACGAATTCAATCACGTCCTTCATTCGGGGAGATCCACTGTAATGCTATGCGGGTACAACGACACGTCAACCGAGCGCAGCGGGATGTCCACCACAATCGTGCGTGGCTGCAAAGTCACATCATGCGCATGCACGTTTAGCTTCACAGCAATCTCCTCGCCCTCGCTCATGGGGTGACCACCTCACGCCAGTGCAAACGAACTACTGGTCTATTGGGAAGCAATCCTCCAGTAACAATGAACGCAGAAACGACTTGACCGGAATCAACCGTCACAGTGGAGTCGAACGACATAAATTTTTGCATCTGCTGTGCCACAATCGGCAATTTCACGACAAGACTAGCGGGAGAGCCACCGTAGGTCTGCTTGTAGACATAGACCGAACAGGAAGAACTGGGCCTAGAATTCGAGTACTCCGCCGACACGAGATGATGCGTCGCAAAAAAGGCTATGCCATCCTCGGTGCTTTGGGTCGTGTCACTTTCAATGCTTCCTCCATATAGTAGAGCCCCAGCATGGGCCAAAGATTGATGGCTAAACATGGTTTCCTGACTCGGACCAAGATACTTCCCCATCGATGGCGAATATATGAAATCCTCGTAATCCGTCGTCCTCGTGTACCCATCTATCTGCGTAGCCGGCTTAGTCGCGGTCTCTTCGAAGACGCGCCCTCCCCCTGTGCTCATGTGCTGGCCGGAAGCCGTAGCCGGTATGTGGAAGAAACACACCCAGCCCACAAATCCAAAGAAGATTGCGCAGATGATCGTCATTGCCAGCACGCGCTTGTGATCCTCAGTCATCCCTCTCTCCTCAATTAGTTGCCGGCGTGCCGTCAGTTACAAAAACCAACACCGTATCCGCACACGCGAGAATCTTGATTGAGTCAATCTTGCACCCACCGATGGTGACGCTGCGCACGTTGCCCGTAACTAGAAGCGTATCTACTCCCGATGGAAACTTGGGCGAGTAGATAATGGCGTTCAGATTTGCCGAGCCTTTCATATTGCGGATGTGCGCCCAGTACACGGGGCGAATGAATCCCGGGAATCCAGCAGGCAGGCACGTGTTGTCCAGCATGGTCTTGGCGGGAAAGCGGAGCGTAGTATCAGCCGTCACGCCACCCGCCTGATTTCCCAGGGTAACACATAAACGATACTGCTCGCCCGTCATAACCTTGCTATTTGGAATCTGTCCCATGGTTGCTATAGATGCAAGTAGCACCGCCGCTGCAATTGCTTTCTTCATCAGTCCGTCGCCAGGATTGCAATCGTATTCGTGCCGCCGATCTTCACGCGAAGCGAATCAACCTTGCACCCGCCAAAAGAGAACGCCCGAGCTAGGGAAGTGAGCCTTACCGTATCCGCACCGGCTGGAAACGTAGGCGACCAGATGATGATATCCTGGTCAGTCGCGCCGAGCAGCATGGTGAGATGAACCCAATTCACCGACCTACGTAGACCCTGATTGGCGGCCTGCTGATCGATGAGGTTGTTCGAGAGCGATTGGCGAGTAGGAAAGCGTACAGTTGTATCCGCCGCCAGCGTGCCGAACTGAATGGACAGACGGTAGAAGTCACCCGTCTCCACCTTCGATGATGGCACCTGAGCCTGAGCGGCGCTCGCAACGAACACGAGCGCCAGCCCAAGTAGTACGCCTTTCACTTGATCACTCGGTAGGCAGTATCCGGGAGCGTCGCCTTGAGCGCAGCCCACTCATCCGGCGACAAGTGCAAAGTCCGAAACGGACCCGTCCACTTGTACATGGGCGCTCCGGCAAGTCCCATCGCACGAGTGTTGAGCCTCGCATTCGTGGCAACTCGCACAATAACCTTCTTCTCATTCTTGGCCGGCGTGGTCGCCTTGGGGATGGCCTTGTCCACCTTAGGCGGAACCTTCGGTGCCTCTGGTTTTTTCTCCATGTTACTCGCCCTTGTTCCAGAAGATGTAGGCTCGACCAAAAGGGGCACCTGCCGCCGTGAGGTTGTCCATAATGATTCGGATTTGCCATCCTGCATAAGTCCCAACTCCTCCACCAAAGTTTGCTGTGGCTTCAGCAGCACCGGAAGCGGTGGTGTCAATGTCAATGGCGAACCATCTCGTTCCACCGTCTGGCGACACGATAACCTTGATGCTCGCAAGCGAATCAACAGCCGAGGCCACGTACCAGTTGATAGCATCTTTGGGAATGTTTTCTATCGCAGACGTATCGGCCGCAACGATCATCGAGTCCCCAGTGGAACCACCGGAAGCCTTAGAAACCGAAGAGCTTACCGTCTTTGCACCAGTTGACACCAAAAACAGTGCCAGAAGTACCGTGGCGCTGGCCGTCGCCCTGACAATCTTGTTCATACCAAGTTCTCCCTTTATCCCCAGGGCGAGGAGGTTATCCCCGCCCTTTGGGTTGGTTAACTACGCAGCCAGCTCGAAGATCTCCACAACAATGTCATCACTCGTAGGCGGAGCAAAGTTGAATGCGGAACGCATGAATCCGTAGATGCCAATCTGATCGGCAACAGGATTCGGCACGACGCGAACTTCGATGTCCCGCTTGATGCCCAAGTACCAGCGAGTGTGGTTGACCATGAGTGCGATGGTGTTGTTCCCAGGAATCGCCGCATCTCCGTCCGCTCCAAGCAGCTCGCTAATCTGATCCGTTACCACCACGGGAATGCCGAACACGCGGGCCAATTCACCCGTTAGAATCGTTGCGGCACTACCGTACTTTTCAAGCGTGATCACACGGTCGTCCGCATCCGCCACGAGGTCCAAGTACCCCTTGGGCGAAACGAGCAAGACAACCTCACTCGGGAACACACCGAACTTGCCCATGATTCTCCTGGCAGCGGCCACCAGACCAGAATCAAGCGGTGCTCCACCCGCATCAATCTGATTGCCCAGAGGCACAGCCGGAGGTACACCAGCGTTCGTAACGTGCGCAAACACGCGAAGCGTGTTCCCGTACCCGTTCGCTGCCTGGGGTCCATTCGTGGCCCCGTCGAGTGTCGCAAGGTTGGTCGTCTGCCCGTTGATGATCGACGAGTCGAGAGCCAGAGCAAGCTGCTTCCTGATCGCAGCCTGGGCGTAGGCCATCGCGTTTACAACCGAATCCTCGGTGAACTCCCACGACATCGCCGTTCCAGCACGATGCTTCTTCGCAGTCAATTCGAGGAAGTCCGTATCGGGTCCAGTCGTGGCCTGCAAGAACGTGGTCGCCACCGTTTGCTGCTCTGGAACAAGCGTGACGGCATTTGCGCTCGTTGCCACCGGAACGCGAACCGAGCCGGAACCCATGGGCATTTCCACACGTGGAAACACCTGCGCCACCTTGGCGGGAAGCTGGTAAAAATCAACGAACTGGGAAGAGTACAGTACCGAAACCCAGTCCTGCAGACCAACCGTGGCATCGCCACCAGCTCCCGGTGTCAGCGTGTCCCAGTTATCTGACTTTTGGCGAAGCAAGCGGTCGAACTTGCGACCGAGCTTTAAACCCTTGGGATCGGAGTACGATGCCTTGCCGACTTGCGTAGCGAGGCGAAACACCGAATCGACCTGCTTCAGTTCCCAGAAGGTCTTGTGTACTTCGCGCTCCCATTCGTTCGAGAGCTTCTCTGGCGTGGACATGACCAGGTCAGAGAGCGAACCGAAGGCGGAAGGATCAGGCTGCGGGGCCTGCTGCACCACACGGTTCTTCTCCCGCGCCTTCTCCACATCGGCCATGAGCAGAGCAGCCTTCTCGTATCGCTCAGCTGCGGTGTTGGCGTTCGTCGTGAACTCTTTCAAGTCAGCGACAGCCTTCATGTACTCGGGCGACGCAATCTCCCTAGGCGGGGGCGTCGGTGTTACAACGTTCTCGTGATCCATTTGCACTTCCCCCCTGTCTCCCGACAGTGGTTGAGCGCCCTTCTAGACTTACGTTATGGGCGCGTTCTTGAACAATCTCGCGAGTGGAATGGCGGCTGCCATCATCTCGCTAACAACCTCATCTTCCCAGGCCGCCGCCGTTCTCCCCTTCTCCTCCTCCTGTTGGCGCTGCGCCCATGAACGAAACCCCATGCCCTTCAACGGCTCCAACCAAGTGGAGCGATTCATTGGCACAGGAACGAGTGACACTTCAACGAGCTCCAAATCCTTGATGCGTCGCACCTGCAACTTCTCATCCCATTCGTCTTCCTTGATGAAGAACCCAATGGAGGTCGCCATCAGCACCTTGTCGAGCACCAAGCGTTGCACATCAGCGCGACCACTCGAGATGTAGCCTTCCATGTAGAGCCCGGCCTTGGTGAGCTCGCGCGTATCCCACCGGCCTACTGGTTGGCGCATGTCATGGTAGGCCAGCATTACGGGGAATTCACCAAAGCGCTCAATGGAGGAGTTGAACGCAGTCGGCTCGACTATCTCTTGCGCCTCATCAATGTCGGGTGTAGATGCGCGCGTAGCAACGTGCAGCAACCCATCCGCTGCCACTTCCGCCTTCACCATGGACGCGGGCTGGAACATTCTCACGACACGCTCAGGATCAAGACCTAGTGCCTTCTCGACGGTATACACGCCGTTGCGCCATAGGCTTTCCACATACGTCTTGTTGGTCATTTGTCTCCTATCACGACACTGCACCTACAGTTACAAACATTCTCCGGTAGCGTCATAGCCAAGGGGTGAGGGCCGCGATCACCATCCGAGAGAACAAAATCCGCAGCGATATCCACCACTTGGCCATCCGCATCTTCGTGCACGTCCCGGACGAATGAGTCGCGAGATGAGAGCCATTCCTTAGTCTTGACCCCGGCCTCCTCCATGCCCTCGAGCGCTCCGCGGTTGTAAAGCCCGCCCGTTTCAGTTCGCGCGATGCGTTCCGACCAACTCCGCGAATCCTTCCCGAAGGCATTGCGCAACTCCTTCTCCAGCTCGCCGATGGTCCATGAATTCTCGACAGCTTCGAGCACCAGCGCATTCACGCGGCCCTGCTGCGTTTGCAGGATGGTCTTGATGTTCTTGCCTAGGCGCCGCTCGATGTACTCCTGTACGCCAGGTCTGTTCACATCAAAAGCGAAAGCCTCGCCCCCGATCTCCTCGAGCACATCCTCAGCACCGGCACGCAACGTCTTCTCGGAGAGTGGATGGAGACCCGCTTTCCACCGTTCTTCCTCGGACAGTGGAATCTCTGGCGGGTCTTGGCCCCACTGCGGAGGAACCCCTTCATCCTTAGCTTTACGTGCAAGGGACTGTTCGCGCGTGAGGCCCAAGTTGGTGCGCCGGTCAATGTCATCGAGAACTGCTGCGAGAGTGCCGCGGAAGAGAGAGCGGACCTTCCGGTCCCACGCGCGCTCGAAAGCTTCGGTGCGGACCGCAAAGGCTTTCCAGCGAAGGTCACGCGCCCCCTTGCCATGGGTGCGCTTGGCCTTGGCTCGTAGCTGTGCGGCTGCGATACGAGAGTTCTTCTCGCCCTCGTCTTCCTCCGATTCGCCTTCATTGCCGAATCCGCCAGAATTCGGTAGGCCGAACTGCATCGGCTCGGGCGGCTCGTCACCCCACTCCACATCCTCACCAAACTCGCGGTCACGACGGATCTCGTTCACCGTCTTGACGCGCGTGTTGATGTAGATCTGATCGACCTGCGCCTCTTCGAGCTTGTTGGGCTGCAATGCCGACACGCCCGAGTAGTCGTGCCCCCAGTACATGCCCTCGTAGGGCAGCATGAGGATGGAGGAGTTGATGACGTCCACCATCATGCGATTCCAGGGGATCACCGCATTCTCGTAGAGGTCTTGGAGCTGCCCGCCTGTGTTGGATCGATTGGCATCCTCGACGATCCCCTGGGATACAGGCTTGCAGTGGTACACGGCGAAGATCTCTTCCCGGCACCAGTGCATCAGCTCCAAGAACATGGCGTCCTTGGGGCTGTTGGAATGGTCCTGCGTCTTTACGTCCTGGCCTGCGAAGATCATGGGACGCATAGCCTTCTTCACACCCACATGCCGCTCGTCCACCTGCCGGCGAAAGCGGTTGATCTCCGTGTCCGCTACCTGCGCGCAGGTAATGAGCAGCGAGATGGAAGCCGCATTGTCGAAGTACGCCTTGTTCCATGAGAGTGCAGACCAGAGCAGGTTGAGCGTGGGCTCGAGCTTCTTGAGTGGCGATAGTCCACGGATGGGATCGCGCGGGTTTGGAATCTTGACGTGGATGATCTCTTCGGGTGCGTAGTGCTCCTGCGGTGCCATGCCACTCCCGGATGTGTACGCCCATCCCGTCAGCATGGGTGCGGAGTTGCCGCGCCTGCGTGTGTTCGCTTCGAAGGTGGGGGCCAGCCGATCGGACTGAACTACCCAGATCTCTTCAGGATCCACAAACGGCATGGAACGCACCGGCCCAACGCCGGCAAAGAACACCTCCCCCGTGTACCCAAGCTGCTGGATCGCCGCATACCACAGCGAATAGTAGCCATCGACGGGATTTGGATTCTCGAAAAGGTCAATCAGCGGGTGGGAGTCGATCTCCTCAGCATCGCCATCCGCGGTGTCGCGGTAGAGCTTGAGCGGTACCGATGCGCAAGCGTGGGAGAGCGTGTCCACGCAGGATGCAACCCAGGGGAACATGCCCGTTGCACGCAGGTAGGCAGAGAAGTTTTGGTCGAGAGGCTGTACGCCCTGCGTTGCGGAGTGCGGGCGCTCTTGCAGTTCATGGGCGAGAGGAGGGTATTGCTTTAGGGTATGGTCGATCGCACGGCTGATGGCCGTTTGTAGGTCAGTCCGCGAATAGAGGCCCAGGCGTTCCCGAACCCGATCGAGCATCCCCACCGCAACCCCACCGGCGCATCACTGCGCGAGACCCCCCACGTACAAGAGAAAGCGAAGCATACAAACGTCTGGGTGTCAAGCTATAAACAAGTGTAGGCGGACTTGATGAGAGTACCGCATATAGAGACGGAAATTGCTTCCCGTCGCATAGGGCAAGGACTTAATGGCGTTCTAGCCTGCCTTGCGCTCCGCACCTCCGATGAGAGGTCCGCCTACACTCAGATGATATAACACTGTAGCCCACCTGAATAGCCCGACCATGCAATGACGCAAGCCATCACGATGTCATCGTGGCAACCTTCGGGCGCAGAGTACCGAGGCGCACCCGAGGGCGAGTCCTCCCTCGTGTACATCTCGAACTCGGATAGTACGATAGGATCAGGTGGGATTGCCACCTCGAAAGACTCGAAGGCAAGCTGTAGCGCCTCCACTGCCGTGGCCTTGGTTGCGTTCGTGGTGAGGAAGGCTTCGACGGGAAGCGTGCGCCTTAGCTCCTCGATGAGTGGCCCGCCCATGCTATTCGACTCGCAGATGATTCGCGTCGCTCGAAACTTCTTGGCCAGCGCTCGTAGCCTGGTCTTCTGTGTTTCGTAATCCGTCCCCACGAAGCGATCAATGCAAACGAATTGCTTCGTGTCGAGTTCCAGTACCGCCAGCACGGTCGCATCCGTGGTTCTGGCCCAGTCTACGCCGATAATGTACGAATTATTCCCTCGCGCCTCCTCAAGCGCATCTGCCCGCGCCGCGTTCGAGATGAAGCGAAACACCTGCCCTTCGAACTCCACGAACTCGGCGAGGTATTCCTGTTTATAGCGTGTGGAGGAGAACCGCCCTTCCCTGACCGCACGCTCAAGTGCCACACGCTCAGAGTCAGGATTGGATGGATTGTCCCACGAGGTGAAGCGCCACGACTCCCAGTCCGGGTCATTCCCTTGGCCGAAGTTGTAGCGCTTCTCGATCCAATTACGCCCGTTGGGTGAGGTGATGAAGAGCCCTCGCCCTTGCCGGTCCATGAGCCGACCACGCAGCTGCGACTCCCAGATATCCTCCCCGCCTACAATGAACGCAGCCTCATCCACTACACACAGATCTAGCCCCTCAGCACGAAGGCCCTCGCGTGAGGCTGCGGACTTGAGCGCAACGAAGCCGCCTCCCGGTGCTCGAATGGTGCGGTCCCCCTGGAGGATCTCTATGCCTGGGATTGCCTTCTGTATCTGCTGGGCTATGCCCGAGAGAAAGCGCCAGGGTGGAATCGATAGCGGGTAGTTCGGCACCACGTACCACGCAGCTCCACCGCGCAGGTAGGTCTCGGTGCACTCGAGCACGCCGAGTGAGGACTTGCGGAAACGCACGCCACATACCGCCACGCGAAAGCGCGCCGGCGAGTCGTGGATGATTTGCTGTGCTGGGTGGAGAGTGGGGAACTCGAGGGCCAGGTCTTGGATCATCGAGGCGATGCGAGACACGCTTTCTCGATGGCCTCAACCGAATCCTTCAAGATAACGAAGGCTCGAAACACTGCGTCCTCAATCGATCTATCAGGAGCATCCACATCTGCCCACGCATTGCGCGCAAGGCTCGCACGAGACCATAGCGGGTAGACGTGGTGGGTTGGGATGCCGAGGTGCTCTGCAATCTTCGGAGCACTCCACCCCATCCGCCGGAGGATTAGGGCTCGCTCGGCCTCACGATGAACAGAACCGAAGTCAACATTTCTCCGATGGTGTAAGATTGGGCGAGTGTCGCTCATTTCGTCTCGGGCACCGCATTGGGCCACTCGATCTTGATGCGCAGCTCGATCGGCTTGCCATCATGTCCACCCAAGTCAATGCGCTCGCGTCGCCCGAAGTGGTCCGGGTCCATGCGCTCAAGCTGCGTCATGTCAGCGGTCCAGTATCGTGGATCGGCCTGTGCTGCCATCTCAATGCGTCCCCACTTGCGCGCAATGTATTCAGCTCTCGCCTTTTCAATTTCCTGCGCAAACTGCACAAAATCGGCAAGACCATCCTCTTTGCTTCCCTCTGCTAGCCACTCATAGAGAAGCCGCTCCGACACACCTGAGAGGTTCGCGGCGAGGTGGCGTAGACCGAGCATGCGCGTGTTCTTGATGATCTCCTTGCGATTCTCCGCCGTCCACTTCGACGGACGGCCCACTGCGCGAGTTCTACGTTTTTTCAACTGCTACCCAATCCTCGGGTTTGGAATATCACCAGCTCCAAGCAGGAGCTTGAGCAACCACACTACCAGGACGATAATCACCACCACATTTAGCAGTTGTTTGATCCTTGGCTCCATCGGTATGTAAGCATTAATAGCCCAAAGACACACACCAACAACTACTAGCAAGATCACTAATTCGATGAGTCCCATGGTTACTCCTTCTTCCGGTACTTCATCGGGGACAAGAGGATCAATAGCCCAACCCCTAGAATCATCACGCACACCCCCAGAGTAATAAATTCCTCCGAGAAGATGAAGGCCAGTGCTACGTCAAACATGGGGGACGCCCTCAGGTCTCGCGTTGACAAGGGCTTCGCCCTTAGCGTCGTTCGCCGTCTGTGGCTCCCGGGGCGTCCCGTCCATGCTAGTTCACACTCGGCCCACATTGTGGGCGTATAATCATTTCCATGAACATCTCATACCGATGCTTCTCGAGTACACTGATCATCTTCGCCATGTTCTGAAAGCGCGTGATCTCGTACCAGATGAAGTAGTACACCGGATCAACCGGATCAACGTAGATGTCAGCTGTTGACATTGGCTCGCTCCATTCGTTCATCAGTACCCCCGAGCCTTGGCCCATTCATGATACCAGTGTCCCATAATGCCTTGCTTTTGGAAGTAATTGTTTCCGTAATTCACGAAGGGGCAGTCATATCCACCGTCCCCAAAATGTACCGGCCCTCGGATCAAGTCGTTGGCGAATGGTAGGCTAACTCTGCTGATCATACTCGAGGAGAGTACGTTCCAGAAGTAGACGCAGGTCAGACCGTCACCGATTCCCGAAGGCGCTTGGCAGAGGCAGGTACAAGGGTTTTGGTGCGAGTCCTCACCCCACTGATAGAACATTCCCATAAACGTCACCGTCGTTGGATTCTGGCAGTTAACGTCTCGGATAGTCCTAGACCGCGGCCCTGCCGCGTATGTCATCCCATGCGTGGAGTAGTTATTCGCCAGGGTTAGCGTTACGTTCGCGTCGGTAAACCGATTCCACCGAGTTTGGATGCGGTTCGTCTGATACAGCCCGTTGGCAAGAAACGCGAGCATCCAAGGCTTCTGCTGCCACCAGTCGGTATCGCACCCCAACGCCTCGGGATCCTCATTCCAGTGGCCGGACCAACGCGCAGCGTTCACGTCCACGCATCTCTTCAGGTCCGTCCAGCGCGTAGTGGTCGGCTCAAAGTCGCAGATCATCGCCGCCCAGTTGATGAGATTGGCGACCGCGCGGCCTTCTCCATCTGAGAATTCGTCCGCGCCCACCCCGTTCACGAAAGTTACACGGTCGTGGATCATGGTCTTTTTACGGTTCCAATCCTCTTGCAGGAATGGGCTGCCCGTAATCATCGCCACCGGCAAGAGAGCCAATCCGTGGCAGTACCCACCCACCGGCTTTTGATTTGATCGCCCTATGTTGCCAAGACCACTCGATCCATGTGTCGTATGCGGGAAAATAATCCCGTTCTTTCGAGCCTCGAAATCATAATCCACGTTGTAACTGGCCTGCTGGTCCATGTGTACCTGCTGCTCGATCGACTTCCACGCCGAGTCAGCGTACGCGTATCCGTTGAGCGAATCGCTTGCCACGCCAGCGATGGACCAGAGGAACCAGAGATGCGCCAACTCGGTCTCGTATTGCTGTCCACCTCGGCAAGCGTCGATGGTCGGGCCAGCGGAGCCATCAAACTGTCGGTAGCAGTTCCCGAACATGAGAGGTGACTTCCACCACGAAGCGGGTGGGTTCTCAGTTTGGACGCGCCGCGACCACTCGCGCGCGTGATGCTCAATCACCGACAAAAGCGAGTCCGGGGAATTCCAGGCCGCCCCTCGATGCTTGACAAGTACATCCGTCCATGGCCACGCCTTGGTCGAGATGTATTCGTCGGCCGGCTGGAGCACCATCGGAGGTTCCATCCCCTGGCCTTCTCCGAGCTCGAAGCGGAGGCTCTCGCCAGCGCGCCACCGCCCACCATAGTCGTACTGCTCGCCAGACGGATGGTCGTAACTTCCCGGGTGCCAGACCGAAACGATCGAGGTGTCCGCACCCGATCCCAAGCCCATGTCTGCAGCCCAGCGAATGCGCATGGTGTCACCCGTCTCGCGAATGAAGCGCACCGATGCGGTCGTTTCAGCCGCAACGTCGCCCCCCCAGTTGCCAGCGTTTAGTTGCCAGTTAGTGGCCCGCTTCTGATTGCGGATCGACACCCAAGACCTGATCGTCCCGTCTGCCCAGTAGTCGTGATAAACGCGAATCTCCATTGCGCCAGGCGATCCTAGGTATGTACCCCATCCGTTCGTGGTGTCGTGGAACGCTCGGCGAAGGATTCGGCCCGTAACTGGCTGTGGTGTGTTCTCGACTTGAGCGCGGGTGAGATCGAATAGCGCCGAGTCGGCCCCCTGATACTTAAAGCGGACATTGAAGTTGGGCGGTTCCGAAGTAGTCACCGAATCCGCCGTCTGCGCTGCTGCCGGGATATGTACCTGCCACGTTCCAGAGTGCGTCCACTTCGTTGCCATCTGACAGGTGCGCAAGGACCCATCCGGCCAGCACCAGAAGCGCAACGGCTCCTTGGGGTCGATGGTCGAGCTCGTGGCGAACTGCGTGTTGATCACTTCGCCCGCGGTATCGCGCAACGCCAAGCCGTTGCCCGATGCACAAACCGAGGAATCAATGGATCCTTGAGGAAAGCCCACGCAGAAGATCGAATTGCCCGTTCCTTTGACGACAATGGTCGCCTTGGTCGCCGGAGTGCCCGTCGGAATCTGCCACGAGCACGGCAAGTTATCCACCGCCTCGTTCGGCTCCCCGTCAGGATCATTCTCGAAGATGTTGCAGTTGGTGGTATCGACGAGCCCGCTTCCGCCAGTGGTCGTCCCGAGCACGCGCCCCTTGTTCGACCATGATGTTTTGTCCCCCTCATGGAACCAGGCAACGAAGGCGACCGTATCCGATGCGCCGGCGGCCAGGGTTTCAGCAGCGACAGAGCGCAGCAACGAGTCATGCGCGGTGGTGCCGTCGAATGCTGAATTCACCGTGAATAAACGCGAGGTCACGTTGCGCACCGAGTCGAGCCCCGAGGTCGCGGGGAAGCTGGACCCGATTGGGTTGCGCACGTTCGGTCGAATGAGCGGCGCTGTCCCCATGTTCTTGACAATCGTGGTGCAGGGGACGGAGCGCCGCGTAGCGACTCCACCCACCGGACCCACGATCTGAGCGCCGGCAATGATTGGGGTAGAGAGTAAAGGCGCGGCGCAGAATTGATTGCTCGGTGTGCCCTGGAGAAAGTGCGAAGCCGACACCGGAAGGTTTCCGAACCCGCCCGAAGTCGCATTTGCCCACACCCGATTGGAGAAGCACTCATTGGCCCCATGGGTGACGCGAATCTTGTATTGCAAGATTGTGTACTGAGCCGGGAATGATCCTGGGAATTGCGGGCTGTCTACCGAGCCCTCCGGCGCCATAGAAATAATCGTTCCCAGTGATGCGTTGGTATCTTCCCCCGTCCATCCTGGATTGGCAATAACCGACGCCGTTCCGCCAAAAACGAAGGGGGGAACCAGCACGGTGTAGTTTCCACCAGTGATGTAATTGGCAAGCGTGTCAGGAATGGAACTCGGCTGGATCAGTACCATGGGATGCTCCCCACCGGGTGGGGTAACATTCCATATCACTATCTGCATAATTAAGTCGCTGTGAGTCGCATCCACGTAGGTACGCTCCGCCACAACTTGGCTTATCGCCATCATCCCGAGCGGAGTCTCAACCGGGAGCTTCATCGGTGGAGGAGTTGAGGTTTCATCAACGCCACCCGATCCCGTAACCCGCGCAGAGAAGGTGAATTCCTCGAGCGAGTCGGAGGATACCTCCACTACGTAGCGAAGCACCGCAATCTGTCCGGGGAGTAGCGAGTTGGATCCGTGTACCAAATTCGAGCTATCCGCGGCACCCGTCCACGTCGTGTCTGCGTGAATATCAGCAGACTTCCCACCTTCGAGCCGTGGCTTGGAAATGATCGAGTAGGTGGCTGGATCCGCGATGTGGTTAACCAGCGTGTCCAAAACGGCAATCGTCGAGCACACCACCGCCGACTTGTTGACGAGCAAGTGCGAGACGATCAGTTGGAAATGACGCTCGCCAGCGAAACTTGCTTGGTACGATGTGTGCACCGAGAGACGGGAATCGGAAATTGGGTGCGACGAACCGGACGTGATATTCGCCGCATCAACACTCACAAAACAAAAGGCGAGACAGACCGCAAGAGCAATCCATCTCGCCAGATTCTTTGCCACCACCACCCCCACACATCCCCGAGAGAATCAGATCGTCAAATCGCCTACCACGGAATCCACGGGCCATCGTACGTGCTCAAAATGCCACCAAACCAAGGCGGCTTTCCACCACGCTCCGCACCTGGCGGAAGCGGGTTCGGCCCGGCAATAGTTGTGACAAAGATATAGTCGCCAGGCGGTTGCGGTTTTATGGCGTCACCGCCACCCATCAAGAGCTGGAAGATTAGCATCAGGGTAAACATGATCAGGGTCCCTTTCGGTTTCAGGGGAGAAGAAAACAGGAGGGGTGCAGTGTTTCCGAGTATCTTCGGAGTCCCCTGAATTAACTCCGCGTCTCCACCGCACCCGTATTGACGAAAGCATACCAGCTACGAGGTGTCAAGACAATTGCCGGGGTGCGCCGGCTCCTCTCGGCCATTTGCCGCACTGGCCCGGTCCCCACCGTACCAGACATTTCCGCACGCACCCCGGTTAACCCGTGGCCTCTTTCTCGTACTGCGCTCGCAATTCATCCTCGCTCACCCCAAGGCGATCGGCAATGGATTTCCCGCTGTCGATCGGGTCAGGCTTGCCATTCTTGACGATCGCCGGATCATTCAGGCAGGCGAGCGCCTTCTCCAGAGTAATCTTCCCTTCGGGTAGCGTGGAGATCGCTCTCGAGAAGAAGGCAGAGAGCTCACCATTGGCAACCTTCTCGGTCAAGACATGCGCCGCCGAATCGATAGCGTCCCAATCCCACTTTTGAACGACATACCCCTTGCCGAGCGGGTGCACTGTACAGAAAGCTTCCACCACCTCCCTCCGGATCATGGCCGCTTCCTGCTTCCTAGATCCTGAGATCTCGAGAGGGGGGCGTAGTTCTTGCTCTTCGCGCGTGCGCGCGCGCTTGACTTCTCCTTCTTCTTGAACTTTAACTTGAACTTTAACTTGTGCGGCGGATTCGTGGAGTGACTCCACGTTTTCGCGGCGGATTCGTGGAGTCACTCCAGCATTTTGCCGCCATTCTTCTGGAGTGACTCCCGCGGAATGCTCAACACCTTGAGAAAATACATACTTAGAGTCTTCCTCTCGGTCGGTTCGTACCTTCTGGTGATCCATGAACTTCTCGATGTAGATGGCCGAACGGCCATTGTCGTCGATGACAAGCCTCCAGAACTGATTCCGAACCAGGTCATAGAGAAGAGTCTCTATTGTCTCGTGGGTCCACCCGAAGAAGCTGGTTCCGACTGGGAAACAGACCATGGCGAGCTCGGCGATGTTACCCGGCAGGCACCCTTGAACATCAGCGTGGGGAAGAGACAGAAACCAGGCAAGGGCGGGAGTTGGTCCTGCAATGCCAAGTCGTCGGTTGGTTGAGATCGACTTCGAGAGGAACCTACCCCTTGCCATCGGGCACCTCGTTCAAGAGCGCACTCGCCCCGAAGTATTGGACCGCCGCCCGGTTGTATGACCGTGCCGCCTCGAGCTCGCTCAAGAACACGCCCAGATGCCGCTGCCTCTCCTTGGTTCGGATCTGTGCCGTCCATTTCCTTCTGGTCTTGTGCCAGCTCACCCCCTTGTAGATCGACGAGCACGGATTTAACTGCTTGAAGCGGTTGCCTTGATTCAAGCTGGCCGGCCCCGGCTTGAGGTTCTTGCGCTGGTTGTTCAAGCCATCGTGGTCGTCGTGGTCTACAACCGTAGACCCGCCGTTCACGCCACAGATCTGCCGGTGCATGTAGACGAGGTCGCGCCCCTCGCGTCGAATGGCGTAGCAATATTCACCTCTAACTACCAGGAGGTGCCACTGGAACTTGGAAAGCCATGCCTGATCGGCATTGTCTACGGTGCTGTACCCGAGGACTGCGCCGCGGCGGTCCACCAGAGGAATCTTCTTCACTCTTCCCGCTCCCGTACCCATCCCCACATTCGCCTGCGGAGGGGCAAACGAAAAAAGCGCCGCTCGGGACTGGCACTTCCCCGAAAACGGCGCTTTCTGGTCAAACTAAGACCAGCGCTAGAATACCCCGGCCAGTGCCAGAAGGCAAGGATATTCGCCCGCTCCGCTGCTAGTGACCCTTCGGTCCCAGAACGAGCAAATAAACCCTAGGCTAGACTCTTTCTCGTCGTCAAGCGAAAACTTACTCTTTCTCGCCCTTTTTACGCATCCGGGACAGGAGATCCGATCGTTGCATTCAGCGAGCGCGGCACGCCAGGAGCGTAGCTAATCTCGATCGTGACCGACTCGTAGCCAGGCGCTGAGACTGTGACTGTCGCCACACCCGTCTCGAGCGGGGTTAGGCAGAAGCAGGAGCGGTCATCTTCCGCCGGCTCGACAGATACCTGCGAGGGGTCGGAGGATTCCCAGGACACGTCCACGGTCGTATCAGGCTCGCCATTGGCGAGCTGAGGGGCGACGGAGAGCTGCACCTTTTCGACGTCAAGCATTTTGAGAGGCGGAAGTGTTGCCATTGGACTTTTTCCTTCTATGGAGATCACGTTGACAGTCAGGGTCTTGTGACCACCATGGTCCTCACCCTTGAGTAACTGGTCGATCTTCTTGTCTACAATGTCCAGCTTGTCGTAGAGGAACTTGTTCCAGATCCCCCTGACCCAGCGAGGGCGCCATGGGTTATCGCCAGGAATCTCGGGCTTCCTGCCGTGCTGCTTGTCTTTCTGCTTGAACATAGATTGGCCCTTCTTGAACACATATGAATAGTACTACACGGGCGGCAGGTGTCAAATAGTTAGAACTTCCACCACTGCCACCATGGCCGGTCCTCTTCCCCGACCTTCTCTAGGTAGTTGTCTGGCCGCGGCGGATATGGCAATGGCGACAACACAGTGAACAGCCGGGCTTCTTCCCCGCACTCATGCTCCCTCATATAGCGACTCGGCATTTCCTAAAAATTGACTAAGTCCTTGAGAACTTCATGGTCTTCCCGGGGATGGTTGGGGGAGTAAGCACATAGCAAAGAATGGCCGGATCATCTTCGATAGGGTCCTCACCTTCAGTGTACCCGTACTCACCGTCAAGCCGGTCTCGCACCTCCCAATGGGTACCATCCCAGCGCGCGATCGTGGGGTCGTCTAGGACCTTCTTATGTCCAGTAATCCAGCACCAGGCTCCAGCTTCCGGTCGTTTGTCAGTCCAGTGATTCGGAATCATTATGGGCCTCCTTTTTCTTTTGCCCATCCACAACAATACCGCTTGACGCCACTGCTACGCAAGTCTAATGTATCCCTGTCGCCAATCCGATACACAGGCGACCGGAGGAACCCTGAATGTTTGACCTACGCAAGTTCGCTAACAACCTGATCCGCACCGTACACGAAGCGCAAGCCTATCGGGAAATGCCCGAGCCCGAGGACCGCACCTGCTGCGAATGCGGTAAAGCCTACACCCTCGATAGGCCAGCAGGCTACGTGCCTACCAAGTGGGACGCCCTGTGCAACCGCTGCCTGGGCTCCGATGTGGAGATCACCGAGCAGGATAGGAAGCAGGTGGGGCGATGAGACTGGCCACGCCGCGTGATGCCTTTGTGACGAAATATCCCAGGAACACGGACAAGGATGAGATCGAATGGTGTTCGGAGGTTATCGCGCACGCATACTCTTTGATCAGGGATGCGTTGCGGGGGGAAGCGAAGGAGCACGAGGAGATCGACGGTGGCTGCGCTGGGGGAGCTAGCATGTCACTCTACGATGCAGCGTCAAGCATCGACAAAGCCCTGGGAGCAAAATGAACCCCGACTATGACTACCTGTACGATCCCGAGTGCCGTGCGGAGAACAGGCCCGACAACGAGGGTATCTGGATCGTGGTGTTCGAGCGGTACTACGATGGAAAGAAGTGCGCCTTCCGGTACGAGGGCGATTACGAGGACGCCGAGAACGAAACGCACCCCGGCGACTACTGGCAGTTGGACGAGATCTACCGTGAACCTGTAAGGAGAACATCGCATGGCCTCGAAGTCTGATCGCTTCCCATCGCGCACGCTTTCCGCCAATGACCTAATCGTAAACGGCCGCCCACAATTAAAGCGCGTAACAATCGTGCGAGTGGTCGAGGAACAATTTACGAACGATGGCAAGACGGACACCAAGCCCGTGGCCTACTTCAAGGAGACCGAGAAGGGTCTCGTCATTTCCGCAACCAAGTGGGACGCCATTGCGCAAGTGTCCGGTGTGGACGACGACGACCAGTGGGTGGGCACCAAGCTGGAACTGTTCCTCGACAAGGTGAAGTTTCAAGGCAAGCTGGTTAATTCCATTGGGGTGCGCCCCATCGGTGGATGGCCACAAGACGCCGCCGAGGAAGTTGCTGATACCGACTTGCCGTTCTAGGGAGGAATCATGTCAGCCGAACCCATGCCGCTGCCACAGATTTACATGATCCAAGACGCCGACCGCGATTTGCGACGCATCGGTAAACTACTGCGACAGAAGGACTCAACTCGCCAGTGGCTTGAGCAACAGATGCAATCCATTGATACCGAGATCGAGATGCTCGAATCATCACTCTACGCATTCGGGCATCAGGCCCGGCAAGTCACAGGTAAAGCCACGATCCCACTTGCGTCAGGCCGGCTGCGCATGACCGCAAGTCGGAATAGGGTGGAGAAGCTCCCCGAGTATTACCTGTGGGCCGAGAAGACATTGGTGGAGCCCAGGTTTTGGAAGCGCACGCTCGTGGAGTCCGAGGCGTGGTTGAGGGTGAAGTGGTCTGACGATGGCCGCGCCTACGATCGCGTAACAGGCGAGGAGATTCCCGGGCTAGGTAAGCTCAAGCCGGAAAAACCGTTCTCGCTCTCATATGAAATGAACGGCAACGAAGGTGGGAAGTGAGGGCGAAGGTGATTGCAGTGAAGAAAGGCCCGGCCGGGACGTGGCGCTTCCAAGTGCATATGCCGCTTGCATGGCGAGCTCGGCTCAAGGCTGCGGCCAAACAGGACCAGCGCAGTGTAGCATTCTGGCTTCGCCAGGCGGTGGAAGAGAAACTTGAGCGCGAGAGGGGGAAGAAGTAATGACTCACCGCAACAGTCGCTACGTTGTGGACATTGACCCAGAGATCCGCAAGAGCTGGGCCTATCGAGCGTATATGGACCACTGGGAATCCTCCCGCAACAGTACGCCGCCGCGTGATCTGGCAAGCCGTGTGCCGAGCTATGTCTACTGGGCGTGGCTGGCGTTTCTGGCGCTGGTGATTGGGTGGTGCGTGAAATGAGCAGTGTCATTCAACACACCGTTTCCGTGGATGCAGTCAAGGCCGCGCATGACCTCGTAGACAAATTGGCCCCGCATGGATGGCAGCGTGACACCATCCGCGCCGCACTCCCGCCGCTACCCGAGCCGGAGCGACCAACGATTACGCCTGCGAAGGAGTTGAACAAACGCATTTGCCGTGAAGCTTGGGGTACCTACGTGTCCCCCAAGGGCGAAGCCATCGGTGAGCGTTGCATCCGAGAAACTCACCGCGACATCATTGCGTTGCTGGAGTGGGAGATGAAAAAGTGCCAGGATTCTCACGGCGCACCAGTGCTCGAGGATGACGCGTGTGACGTCTGCATCTCGTTGAGCCTTCTTCTGCAAACTATTCGCGACGCGGACGCGACATGACAAAGCGGTGGTTTTGGCGCGGAACAGAAGTGAGCACAACGCATCTTCACGAAGCCGACCCCGCTGCCGATCCTGAAGTGCAAGCGAGGGTGTTGAGGGCGGCAAGAGCGTGGAAGGTGCAAACGGGGCGATATGCAACAAACCTGGTGAGCATGGCCCATGAGATTGAGATGGGCAGGACGGTGCTCCAAGTAGAGGAGGAGCGCACTTGACGCCGCTGGTAGCACCGTTGGCCCTGATTGTTTTGTACGGGGCCGCTTGGTGGATTCGGCGCAGCGATACGTGGATTGGTCAGCGAATCCGCAATTCCGATCACTGGGCATGGGAAATGGCAATCGAACAAGCTGCGCAGGAAGTTCGCGATGCGCGAGCGAGAAAGTACGTTGCTCCATGGATGCGAAACATGGAAGTAGACGAAGCCAAGAGAAAACTTTTAGTCCTGCGAGCAGCCGAGCCAAGGCTCACTGTGGACAAGTCATGACGAAGTGGTGGAAGGAGGAAGAGGTGGCGTTCTCTGGAACTAATCTTGAGCCAGCCGACCCCGCTGCCGATCCTGAAGTGCAGGCGGATGTGCTTAAAGCGTATTTCAAATCCTTCAACGCATGGCCACAGAACCAAACCCTGGTGGACAATGTGCGCTCTGGCAATCTCACCCTCCAAGTAGAGGAGGAGCGCACTTGAAGCTGCCCAGCGTTCGAGAAGTGGCCGCCAAAGAGCACGGCCTGGAAGATGACGAGCGTTGCGAATGCTGCGAAGGTGGTGCCCGCGCAATGGCTGAAGCCATAAGGGATGCGCTGCGGGAGTCGGCGAAGGCGCACCATGCCGATGGTGGACGGTTTAACTCAGCATTATGGGCACTCAATGGATTCTCGAAGCTGATCGACCAAGCCCTGGGTGCAAGCGAACAAGGGAAAGGGGAATAGTGCGCATCGCCTATGCCGATCCTCCATATCCCGGCTGCGCCAAACTTTATAAGGACCAGTCCGATTACGATGGGGAGGTGGATCACAAAGCGTTGATTTTCAAGCTGTACGCAGAGTTTGATGGTTTTATTTATCACACAGCGAGCACATCTCTTCCACAAATACTTCCATGGTTTGGCGGCGATGTCCGCGTAATGGCCTGGGTCAAACCCTTTGCTGCTTTTAAGCGCAATGTTTCCGTCGCCTACGCTTGGGAACCGGTTATCATTAAGCCAGTGCGCAAGCCAGTCGTATCGCACCGAATCGTAATGCGTGATTGGATTAGTCAATCCATCACTCTGAAAAAGGGCCTGGTTGGCGTTAAGCCTGAAGCGGTGTGTCGTTGGGCGTTTGAAATGGTTGGCGCGGAACCAGATGACGACCTGATCGATTTGTACCCAGGTTCCGGAGCTGTATCCCAAGCCTGGGGAAAATGGAAAACGAGCATGGGACCGCAAGGGAAAGGGGAGGGAACGACGTGAGCAACACCAACCAAAAGGAGAGCAAAGTGAAAATCACAGTTCCGTATCTGCGTAGTGGTGTCGGAGCAACCCCAGCCGATGGTGGATGTGTGCTCCAGATTGTGGGCTGGATCAAAACTGGGGGGTGGACCGATTCGCCAGAATGTGTGCATCCGGTGTTCCAGAAACTTGCCATCACAGCCAACGACTCACTCGACAATGCACAGCGACAGGAATTGATTGACCTGATTCCGCAACTCATGGACACCGCGACAGACGACAAGAAGGTCTCGGTGAAGCTGGCGATCTTCTGCGCCAAGCGCGTACTTCCGCTCTTCGAGAAACACTCCCCGCACGATGCGCGACCACGCCAAGCGATCGAAGCGGCGGAGCGGTGGTGTGACGGACGCACCACCGCCAACGCCGCCTACGCCGC